CCGTGAGCCCGCGGGCGTCCGCGATGCCGCCGAGGTCCTTGTAGATCATCCTATCCTCATCTTTCGCTTGGGGTCGCGCTTGCACGTTTCCAAGCCCCACAGGGCGAGAGAGCACGCCTCTATGGGTATGGGGTCGGCGCCGCCGAACCCCCAGCCGCCGTCGGAGCCTATGCGCCGGCGCGTGGCCGATTTAGCCGATTCGTCGAGCATCTGCTGCTCGGAGAACCATGTAAGGGTGCCGCCGTTGATCGCGTCCACCAGCATGGACGCCGCGGCGGTCATGTCGCCCTGCCTGGGCGACACCGCGAAGCCTTTGGGGGCGTTCGCGAGGCGGTCGAACAGCGCGGGCGCTCCGCTGCGCCCGTCCACCACCGCGCACCTGCCCACGGCCGTGCGCTGCAGAAGCCAGGAAGCGAGCCAGGCGGTGCCCTTCGACATCGGCTCGCGCGCCTCGACCTCGACGTGGACTCGCCCGTCGGGCATGCGCTCGGCCACGGCCAGCACCACGTCGGTGCCGTCGGGCGCGAACTTGACGCCGTAGGCGGTGTCGGTCGGCTCGCCCGAGCCGTCCACCGCGCATGCGGCCCACGCGTCCGCGTCGATGCACGTGCGCGGCCTGCCAGCGGTAGGCGACCACCACCCGAGCCGTTCGCGCGCGAAGCCGTCGCGGCTCATGGTGTCGTGCTCGTCGCGCACCGTCGCCTCTGACATGCGCCGCCCCATTGCGGGGTTGCAGCGGTACCACAGGTCGACGTCGTCCACTGCCACCGCGTCGATGCTGTCGCCCGTGGCGCCCCACTCGAGCCACCACACAGACGACTCGCCGTCATGGGCGCGGTCGTGCAACTCGCGGAACACGGTGCCCTGGCACTCGGGGCCGGGCACGGTGCCGACGTATATCTTCTGCGGGTCGCCCTGGCCCTCGTCTATCTCGCCGCCAGCCGAGACGGTCGGCAGGATCGCGTCTTGCTGGGCGTTGGTGAGCTGCTGGGCCTCGTCGAACACCACGATCTGGTAGGTACCGCCGCGCCCTCCGCTCTCCGTCCTGGTCTGGAACTCGATGCACGCGCCGCTCTTGAAGTAGATTCCCTCGTAGCCGCCAGCCTTGTAGATGTAGTCGAGCTCGTCCTTGAAATCGTCGTGCGCCTCGATGAAGTCGCACATCTCCTTGAACATCTTGCGGACGGTGCGGCCGTGGTGGGCCGTGTACAGCACGCTCTTGTCCTCGACCGCGGCCATCCACATGGCGTAGTCGCGCAGTGCGAAGCTCTTGCCGTTCTGGCGGGGCTTCGTGATACCTATTGACTTCGCGGCGAAGCCGCCGTCCGCGTCCCGCGCGAAGAACACGTCCATCTCGTGGCGCTGCGCGTCGTAGTAGCGCCTGCCGTACGCCTCGAACATCGCGACGGCGTCCGGCCCACTGGTGGACGAGCACTCACCGATCCGCTCGAACGTCGGGCGCTGGCCGCCGATCCTAGGAGGCATTGCGGCGCGCCTTCGCGAGCGGGGATTCCGCCTTCTGCTTCGGCATGGCATCCAGCTCGTCCATCACTTCCATGAGCCGCTTCGACAGCGCGGCCATGTCGCGCCCGCTCTCGCAGAGGGATATGCTCTCGGCGAGCTCGTCGCGCAGGCATTCCAGCGTCGCGTGCCGATCGCCGCTCTTCGCGGCGGAAACAAGGTCAGCCACGTGCAGACCTCCTCTTTTTTACCGTGGGATGTCGTGGGCGGCCTTGGCCGCGCCATGTGGAAAAACGCATCTATCCAAATCGGCGCAATGCCCGCGGGTCCGCCAAGAGAGTGACGGGGGATACCCGCCTGGTCACCTCGCGCGGCTCTTGGGCAGCGGCGCGCGGCGGATCGTCGGCTTCCAGCCCTCGCGGTTCCCTTTGCGCTCGTTGCACACGCGGTGCGCGGCGTCGACGTTGGCGCGGTCGAGCGGGTCGCCGCCCTTGGACACGGGCACCAGCTCGTCCACCTCGAACGACATGGGGTGGCCTGCTGGCAGCGAGTAGTCGATGGGCTGGCCGCAGATGTGGCACGGCCTGCCCTGGCACCGCAGCCAGGCGCGCAGCTTGCGCCGGGCGTGCCCGTTCTCGTACCTACCACCCATCGCGCCAGGTGACCCCGTGGCGCTGCCGCATGCAGCCTTCGGCGCCGCGGTACGCCTCGCGCTTCTCGGCGCGCACCTGCCGCCTGGTCTTGCGGGCTGGCGCGTCGGTGGGCAGGCCGAGCGCGCGTCGGAAGGCCAGCGCGACACTCGTGTCGTGCCGCATGGACGCGGCCGCGATGTATTCCAGCGCGACCATGACTTCCTCCTCCGCGCATAGAAAAGGCCGCCCCAAAGGACGGCCCTCGCGTAATTCTTAACAATAGTATATTACCAGGTGAGCGGCACGCAAATCCACGCAAACCTACATCGCGGGGTGGCGCGGGATGCGGTACTCCGCAGGCAGCAGGTCGTACAGCTCGATGCATCCTTCCGCGATCTTGTAGTCCACCGCGCGCACCGAGTAGTCCAGCTCGTAGGCGATGCGCTCGACCGTGTGGCCCAGCAGGTAGTGGCGCTCGAGCACGCTGGCCAGGTCCTTGTGCTCCATCCTGGACAGCAGCCCCTCGGCCTCGTCCACGCGCTCCGCCCACTGCGCCAGGCGCTCGACGTGCTTGGCCTTGGCCGCCATGATGGCCGCCACCGCGTCGGGCACGGCGTCGCCGTAGGCCGGGGACGACACGCTCGGGCGCGAGTAGTCCACGGCCTTCACGCCCTCGGCGGCGTCCTCCAGCTCGGCCACCACGTTGGCCATGCCGTCCGCGCGGATCTTGAGCGAGCGGATGTCCACCAGGTAGGCGCGCGCCCGCTCGCGGCGCAGGCCGTCCCATTCGTCGCGCTCGTCGTACGTCACGCCTTCCTCCCCTCTCCGATGCACGCCTGGCAGCGGCGCTGCGTCGATACGCTCTTGGTGAACTCGGCCCCGCACACGCTGCACACGCCGCGCCCGGCATCCCTCTCGCCCTTGGCCTTCAGCCCCGCGGCGAGGCACGACGGGCACGTCCGCCTGTTGCTGCCGTCCCCCATCTCGAACGTCGCGCCGCACACCTGGCACCTGCGCGTGACGCGCCTCTCGGCCGAGGCGATGCCGCGCTTCAGCCGCGCGGCCGCTATGCAGGCGAGCAGCGACTCCCTGTCGTGCCAGCTGTACCCCAGCTCATTCATCACGCCTATGACGTCCTTCGGGCACGCGACCAGGTTTGCGGGGTCGAGGTTGCGCGGGTCGTGGTCCGCGAGCATCACCATCCATCCGTCGGGGATCTCGCCGTAGGCCTCGCGGTAGGCGATGTGGTGGGCGAACTCCCAGTTGTCCTTGCTCTGCGGCACGTCTGCGTGCTCGCGCACCTTGACGAGGACGCGCCCGTCCTTGGTCACCCTCTCGCTGCCCACGGGAGACGCGGGCCTGCCGCCGCCGTGGGAGCGGCGCGCCTGGACGCCGTGGGAGCTGCGGAAGAGGCTCACCTGCGGCCTGGAGAGCGGGAACCCGAACTCGCGCTCGAAGTCCGCCGAGACCTCGGAGACGGGCCTGCCGCCGTCGTGCTCGAGCATCCACGCCTCCATCTCGGGCTCGCGGGACCAGAACACGGGGCGCGACGCGCGCTGCATGCGGTCCTGCGGCTTCTTGCGGAGCCCGAGCTTGTTGGCGTGCACGTAGACCGCCTGGAGGCTCCTGCGCACGCCGAACCGCGCCTCGAGGGCGTCGGGGATGGTGCGGCAGTCGGCGCGCCTGGGGTAGTTGCGCCGCAGCCACTCGTCCTCCTCGGGCGTCCAGGCCTTGCCGCGGCCGGTCCTCCCGCCCATCAGTCCCCCAGCAGCCCGCGGGGCACCGCCACCGCGCCGGCAACGCCCATCTCGGCCTCGCGCTGCATCCTCAGCGCCGAGAGGATGGTGTTCGCGTTGCTTATCGTCGTGTTCGCTATGCCCTGCACCGCCTTGGCGCGGTCGATCTCCATGGCGAGGTCCTCGCCCTCCGCGCCCTCGAGCCGCGCCAGCTCGCGGAACAGCACGTCGTTGAGGTCCCCCAGCGTCCTTTTGGCCGTCATCACAGCCTCCTGTCTCTCGTGATCCTTATCTGCCCGCCGTACCGGCGGTTCCAGGCCTCCTCGGCCTCCTCGTAGCCCCAGCGCGGCGTGCCGCTCGCTGGGCATCCGGCGTCGGGGCACCTTATGAGCCAGCGCGACTCGTGGCTGCCCGCGAGACGCACCACGATCGGGTAGCGCCCGCAGAACGGGCACGGGCTCAGCATGGCGCCGCCCCGTCCACCGCACGCCGCTCCCCCCACGCGCAGAAGCCGTCTGGCTCTACCTCTGGAAAGCCGCCAGCGTCTCGGTCGCAATAAAGCCTATAGCCCTTTTCAACGCACAGGCTGCAATCCTTACAACGCACGATTTCCTCTTTAGCGTTCTGCTTGTTCGGTGTCCAGTCGTAGATGTACTCGGTCATTCGTCCACCTTCCGCTCACCCCATGCGCAGAAGCCGTCAGGCTCCTGCCCCTCGTTCCAGCTAATGTGGCATGAGAAGTGGCGGCACTCGAAGAATGCGCCGTCCTCCACGCACCACTTGCAATCTTTGCACCGCACGATTTCCTCGCCTGTGTACCAGTGCCCCTCGTGGTCATCTGTCGCTACGATGCGCTCGCTCATTCACTCCTCCTCTTTCCCCACGAACAGAAGCCGTCCGCCCTTACGTTCGCGGCGTGCAAGCTCCCGCGATAGCGCGGATTATGGCAGTTACCATGCTGCCAATTGCCGCTAATCACGGCTTCACCAGCTGATGCGTGCTTACAATCCCCGCAACGCACGATTTCCTCCTTGCGGTGTTGCTTGTTCGGAGTCCAGTCGTAGATATACTCGCTCATCGCAGCTCCTCCCCGCACATCGGGCAGAATCGGATAAACGCACGGCGCGGGTCTATGGCGATGAACCCGTCATACCAACCATCCGCTACCAGATACGCGCCGTTGCTGTTTCGGACGATGCGCACGAGAATCCCTTCGGTCTCGTCCACTGAATCTATGATGCACTCGTTTTTAATCTTTTTCTTGCAGTATTCGCAGCTCATCGCTCCACGCCCACCTTCCTGTACGTGTCAACAATATCAATCTCCAACACGACCTCAACCATCTTCGAGACGAATAGCAGCACCATAGCGCGTTCATTGTTGTCCATATCCTTGGTCTGCTCGTTGATGCACTCGATGATGTTCTCGGCTCGGAATGTCAGGTCAATCATCGCTCCACCTTCCTCAAATCCTCGCCGCAGAACGGGCAGAACGAGATTGCCGTCTCCCAATCGTCGCAGCCGTCGGTGAACACGAGCCGAACCGACCGCTTCCCGTCCAGCGACACGCAGTGCTCGATGTACGCCTGATACCTCGCCATCCGCTCATCGGCCACCGTCGCTTCGATTTCTGCGTACTCGTCGCAGTATTTGCAGCTCATCGCTCCACCACCTCACCACGCTCTTTCGCCTGGTCTTTAATTGCTTCGGGATTTTCCTGGTAGTAATCGCACCAAAACGAAAGCGAACCGTAGCAGTTCGCAGACTCAAGCTCGACAACCAGAAGCCGCGCCATTAGCAGCTCGACCGCTTCACGGTACTTGCAGCACATCCACGACTTGCAGAATTTGCATTGGTCTTTCCAGTAAACGCTGCCTTTGAATGCTGTCATTTGTCTACCACCTTCCTTCCTCAGTAGATGCAAAACGTCGAATCGACAGGCGTTAAGCATCCGCATTCGCTGCATTCGCCCCATGAGCACCAGCTGGCCATCGACAACGTTTGCGCTATCGTTTCAATCTCCTTGACCTTGCACGTTTCCTCATGGCGGGTGTTCCAGGCGTCTCGCACCCTGCGCACCGCCTCGCCCTTGTCGGGATCATGACAGTCCACCTCGATGTGCACCAGGCCGCATCAGTGGCTTATGCCCGCGTGGTATTGGCCGGCGTGCGGCATGCTCGCGGTGTTCCTGCACACCCACACGTCCGTCCTCGGCTCATCGGGGTCTGTGCGGTCGACATGGGCGCGCGGGGTCTTGCCGCAGTAAGGGCACGGCTTCAGTTCGGTCATTCCGTCCATCCTCTCGCCTCGAGCGCACCGCGCCAGTGCGCCACGCATTCCTTCGCGTCCCACGTGTCGGCCTTCTCGGCCAGCTCCTCCATGTCCTCGAGCATGGCGCGCGCCGCCTGGCGCATGTCGGCCAGCTCGGCGTCCTTCCGCGAGACCGTGGCGCGGAGCTCGCCGATCTCATTGCGCAGCTCGGCCACGAGCCACGACTGCTGCAGCGTCATGATTTCCTCCCGTCCATCTTGTTGTATGTCAGGAACGCCAGGATGGCTGTCACGGCCGTGTCCTTGCGCGAGCCGTCGTAGCCCAGGCAGCAGCCGATCTGCTTCGCGTACTCCTTGAGCTGCTTCATGGTCATGCGCTCCAGCTCCTCGCGCTTGCTACCACTCATACGGCACCTCCTCGGTCTCCTTCGCCCGCCGCGCCCTCATGGCTGGCAGGATGCTGTCCTTGCACGGCTCTGGCTCGGGAGCCATGCGCCGCGGCCTGCCGTCGGCCGCCTTGCGCCGCGCGTCGCACTCCCTGCACTCTCGGCCCAGCCAGTCGTCGGTCGAGCGGTCGCGCTTGAACGCCGACGCCGGCAGGAAGCGCCCGCACGTCGGGCAGCGCTTGCGGTCGGGGATGGTCTGCTCCTTGGCGCGGCGTTTGGCCGTGTTGGCCGCGTTCACGCACTCCTTGCACGCCGACTTGCGGCCGTAGAGCCCGCTGCCGACGTGGAACTCGTCCAGCGGCAGCAGCCGCCCGCAGCGCGTGCACGTCTTGTGGGTGGGCACCAGCTCTCTCGCGTCCATGGCGCTCACTCCTCGGGCAGGATGCACTCGACGGCCTCGCGCGCCTCGTCCATCGCGCACGCGATCGTGTGGACGTCGTCCTCCAGCGCGTCGCCGCGCCAGCCGCGCGCGTCCAGGATGTAGAGGATGTCTTCGATGGCGACCTGCGCCCTGTCGAAGTACTGCAGCGAGTAGCGCGCCAACCCTTCGGCGCCTCCGTCCAGCGCGGCACGGAACTCTCGCGCGCGCGCGTTATTTATATATAAATTATTGCTAGCCATGCCTCTCCTAATTAATTACCTAAAAAATAGGGCGTGTCATGTGTCATTTGAAGTTGTCAACCTTCTGACCTGGGTTTATCCTCGTTTTTGCTGTCACAAAGTGTCACGGAATGACACAGAACGACACAGACGAAAACGGTTTTCCCCACTTTCGACGGCGTTTTTCCTCACTTTTTCGCGAAGATTCGCGCCATCACACGCCTCTCCCCTACGTCCAAACGCCTGAATCCTGTCAATGAAAGCCCCTCGAATGTGTCAATCTGTGACACCATGTTGCGGCTCCCGACCTTCGTGCGGCCGTAGCCGTTCCTGTCGCACCACTCGCCGTAGGCGTCGTAAGCCTGGTCCTTCGTCCAGCCGGCGAGGCCGCCGCCGGCCAGGCCCGAATCGGCCAGCCACTGCAGCACCGTCGAGCTGGACAGCGTGATGTCGTCCAGGATGGCCTTGCTCTGGCTGTTCGGTATCAGCCCGCTCTCCAGCGTCAGCCGCAGCCCGTCGATGCCGAGCACGCACATGCGCTCGTACGCGGCCTCGGTGGCCAGCCTGCTGCCCATCTCGGGGTCGTAGCCTTCGCCGCCTGGCTTGAACGACGCGCGGAACGCGATCGGGAACAGCCGCCGCGTCATGCCGTCGGTCGTGTCGGCCAGCGTCGGGAAGCTGTTGGCCGACAGCACCATTGTCGCGTACGGGTGGAAGTCGAAGCCGCGGCCGCCCTTCACGTCGGTGTGCAGGATGTTGCCCGTCGCTATGCGCTTGATGGCTCCGCACGCCTCGGCGTCCAGGTGGCCGCCCTTGATGTCGTCAGCCAGGTTCGCCAGCTTGCCGACGAGCGCCTCCGCCTGGAAGCGCTGGCCGATCTCGTGCGGCTGGATGCCGCTGACGTTCTCGTCGCCCAGCAGCCCGCCGAGCAGCTCGATGTAGGTGGACTTGCCGTTCGCGCCCGAGCCTATCAGCACGGGGAACGCGCCGAAGCGCACCGCCGAGCGGCACATGCACATGCCAGCCACCTGCATCAGGTTGGCCATTATCACGCCGTCGCCGCACGCCCACGCCTCGATGGCGGCGTCCACCTCCGGGCACTCGGCGTCGGGGTTCCAGGCGTGCGGGATGATGTTGGGTATCACGTCGTCGTCGCGCCAGGGCCGCAGCTCCATGGTGCGCACGTCGAGCACGCCGTTGGCGAACGCAACCAGCTCCAGCGGCGACTGCTTGACGCGCGGCGCCTTGGCCGTCAGGTACGCACGCACCTCTCGGCGGTTGGCCTCGGTGCAGTCGTCGTGCTCGTCGATGACCGCGGCGTCAACCGCTGGCCAGCCCATGCGGTAGCGTCCGCCAGACCACACGGCGGGCATGCCGTCGATGAAGCACGCGCGGCGCTCGTCCATGAGGCGTCGGGCAACCTCGTTGTGCTGGAACTTGCGCGGCCGCCCCGGCTGGCGCTGCTGCCCGGTGGACTCCTGGGCCACCTTGGCCTTGAACTCCTCCGAGTGGCCTTCCTTGTAGCGGCATGCGCTGCGCACCTTGGCGCGCACCTTCGCCGCGGACAGCGGCGGCATGCACCTGTCGGCGTTGACCGCCTGGCACACGCTCTCGATCATGTCCGGGTCGATGCCGTTGGCGCGCATGGACGCGGCCAGCTTGAAGATGGTCTCGTCGCGTTGGCCCTCTGGGATGGCGTTCGGCACGTCGAACTTCTGGTACATGCCGAAGTTGTGGGGCCGCACGCTCTCGATGAACGCCTTGGCGTTCGCGTCGGCGTCTGCCACAGGGAACTCCGACGGGTCGCACTCCCACTCGTAGCGGTTGCCGTTGGGATGGACGGATGGCGGCAGCACGATGTAGCCGCCGTCGCCGCGGATGTCCACGGCCTTGTCTGCGTTCGTCGAGCACGGGCATGCGCCCTCCACCCTCAGCAGGATGTGGTAGCCGCCGCTGCCCGTGATGGACATGGCGGTCTCGGGCAGCTCGCCGCGCCCGCGCTCCCACTCGGTCAGCGTGTCCATGCCGTGCTTGCCGCGGTCGTCGTTCTCGTCCACGTCGACGGCCACGATGCCGCCGGACGCGGCGCCAGTGGCCAGCCCGATGTTCATGTCGGGGTGGCGGCCCCACCATTTGCGTATCTTCTCCTGGTCGGTGGTGGCGTCCTTGAAGCCGCGCGATCCGTCCAGCGGCTCCTTGCCTTTCGGCTGCAGCGGGAACACCGCCCAGCCCATGGCCGCATAGCCCAGGGCGGCCTCCATGAGCTCACTCATAGTCCACCCCCAGCAGATCGCATATGACCCTCGCGCTGTCGGACGGCCTGCAGAACATGAACCTCACGCCGCGGTCGCGCTCCATCGTCTCCATGGCGGCGGCCACGCGCGGCCCCTGCGGCGGCTTGAGCGTGCCGTGTCTCGGGCAGCGCCCGCCCTTGCGAGGGTCGCATCCGCTGGCATGGTGGACGCTGCACCGCACGCAGTGGTCGTTCGTCCAGCGCCGCACGTCTGCGATGCAGCCGAAGCCGCGGCACTCCACCAGCACGACGAGGCGGCAGCCCGCGGCCGCCGCCCTGTCGCACTCCCTGGCGAAGCGGGCGTGCTGCGACGAGCAGATGTTCTGCGCCGCCTCGGCCACGCCCTTCTTCGTGTCCACGCTCACGTTGGAGCCGTCCGCCATGTAGTCGCCGAAGTCCAGCTTGCGGCGCACGACCTCCACGCCGTGCGCGGCCCACCACGCATGCTTCGCGGCGTGCTTGTCGCCGTGCGCCTGCTGCTGCCTGCTGTCTTCGTAGATGACCATTAGAACGGCACGTCCTCGTAGGTGTCGACGGCGGCGGGGCGCTGGCCCTCGGGCAGGCGCTTGGTCTCGGGCACCTTGAAGTCGCCGTCGTGGATCTGCTGGACGGTCTTCCAGGCCACGTCGGTCAGGCGCGTCTTGATCGTGCCGTCGTTGCCGACGTACTCCTCATCGCCGAGCACGAGGCCGAACCTGCGGCCGATGAACATGGACCAGTTGTCGGCGTCGAACGCCGCGAAGGCGTCGAAGCCCGGGTTGCTGTCGGTGATGGCGCGCAGGCGCTGCTTGAGCATTCCGAGCGCCTTTGGCTTATAAGACAGATAGACGCGGTGCGCGTAATCCTTGTCCACCCAGAAGTCGTCGCTGTACTTGCCGGCGCATTCGCCCTCCACGATGTCGTAGAGCGCCATGACGTACTCGCGGCGCTCGTCGTGCACGAGCTTCTGGAACGCGCAGACGTAGCCGCCTGGCGTGACGCGGGCGTACTCGCCGCCGCCGTTGGATTCATCGATATCGTCCCATTTCATACGTGGCATGTTCTGTCCTTTCTAAATTGAACTCGAAATTGAACTATTCGTTCTCGTCTTTGAACTCTTCGCCGAACTGCAGCCGCTCGAACACGACCATGAAGTCGCGCGGGTAGTTCAGGCGCATGGTGGCCAGGATGTGGGCGGTGTTCGCCACGGCCTCGTACGCCACGGCGTGCTGCAGCGCGCCGTCCTCGCTGGCACTCTGCGCCAGCCTGTCGGCCATGCTGCGCAGGCCGTTCAGCTCGTCCACGTCGCAGTAGACGCGGCTGGTCTGGTTGCTCAGCATGCGACCACCGACTTCACCGCGTAGCGCTCCATGACGCCGGGCGCGACTTCCTTGTACGTGGACGCGTTCAGGCCGCCCGCGCGGTAGAGCGCGTTGGCCTCGGCCTTGGCCCTCGACGGGGCCGTGGAGTGGACGGTGAACTCCTCGGGGAGGTAGTACTCGTCCTCGTTGGTGCTGTAGCGGAAGCGCCGCAGGGTCACGGCGTAGGTCCTCTTGCGGGCGGTCATCTCTACTTCCCCTTCCTCAGCGGCGCCATGCCCCAGTACTCGCGGATCATGCCGTCGACGGCCTTGAGGTCGTTGTCCATCACGTCGGGCAGCATGTCCATGGGCGCCTTCGCGGCGTTGAAGCCGTCGCCCCTGCTCACGAACACGTGCTTGCCGTCCAGGATGGTGGACTGCAGCACGATCGGGCATGCGCCCTCGATGCAGAACTTCTCGTCCAGCATCTTGCCGATGGTCTTGGGCTTCATGCGGCCGTCGGCGTCGCGGTCGTAGTGCATGAACAGGTAGACGATGGTGTCCTCGTCGGTCTTGGTGGACCACTCGACCAGCCGCTCGAAGTTGAGGGCCATGTCGGTGAACTTGGTGTAGCCGGACTCCTTGGCGCGGCGGAAGTTCTCGAGTGACATCAGGTAGCCCGCGTCGTCCACCACGTAGGCGCGCAGGGCGTTGCGCTGCAGGCTCTGCTGGATGGCGCCGTAGCCGGCATGGTCCAGCTTGTCGAGCTTCTTGCGGAACGGCAGCGGCTTGCCCATGATGTTGAAGATGCCGACATCGCCTGGCTCGAAGTTGCGCAGCGAGGTGGACTTGCCCGACCCGCTGTCGCCGAGGATCAATACGCACACTCCCATGGCTACCCCCTGTCCATCATCGCGAAGAACAGGATCCCGTCGTAGCTGCACTGGCAGATGCCGAAGGACGGCTTGACCTCGTAGCTGTGCAGCCCCATGAGGTCGGCCACCTCCTTGACCTGGCGCGGGTCGCGCATGAGCACGCTGCACGAGCCGGAGAACTCCTCGCCCAGCAGGGCGGCGCGGGCCTTCTCGGCGGCCCTGGCGGTGTCGGCGGCGCGCATGACGTTCTCGGGGGTGATGTTGCTAGGCATTGCACACCGCCTTCACGAGCAGCAGGACCGCGTACATAGCGGCTACCGCCGCGATCGCCGACGTGACAAGGCGCGGCGTAACTGCTACAATCAGTTCGTTGAGCCCCATGGCGTGCGCTGCGACTGCCAAATCATCGCGCATGCTGTGGGCCTTGCTTTTGTCCATTGCTTTTCCTCCATTCTTCAACGTCGATCCTCCATTGCCCCCCGATGCGGCAAGCACCGGGAAGCTCTCCTTTGTTCGCGAGCCTGCGCACGGTTCTCTCGTTGATCTGAACGTGCTCCGCGAACTGCTTCGGGGTCATGAGCCCCATCATTCCTCCTTTCCCTCGTCCATGAACCGACTGTACGGGACTTCCAGGAACAGGCAGATTTGGCGGTATTCCTCTGCTGTCAGCGTCCGTTCCCCCTTGAGCGTCTGGCTCATGGATTGCGGGGCCATGCCGCACGCCGCTGCCAGCTTCTTCTGCTGGATGCCCTTCTCGGCCATGTACTCGGCGATTCTCTCTGCGATCATCCGCACCTCCTCTCGGTCTAGCGATGCTTGACTGAAAACCATAATAGTCAAGTGTTACTTGACCGTCAAGTAGAATTTATTGAATTTTGTAAATTTTCGATTTACTATTTCATGTATTCCGCTTGACAAAAGGAGGTTGCCATGGATGCTCGCTCCGAGATTGCCTACTCGCTCATCTCGCTCATGGAGGAGACTGGCACCAAGGGCAAGGACCTCGCCGACGCCATCGGCGTTTCCAAGCAGGCCGTGTCCAACTGGCGCAACGGGAAATCATCCATCGACATAGACAATGTTCCGCGCATCTGCGAGTACTTCGGCATAACAGCCGACGAGTTCTTCTCGCGGGCGGACGCCGCAGGCGACGACGAGAGGGAGCTGTTGCGGATATTCCGCGCCGCCGACCCGAAGTCCCGCGAGGTTATCTTGAAGGTTGCCAGGGCCATGGAGGAGCAGAAATGAAGGTCGTCGGCAATGGCTCAATCGTGCAGCGCGACAAAACCAGGCCGCGCTCCCGCTGCCGAGACTGGGAGCTGTCCGTGGTGGCTATTGATTCGACGGGGGCGCGCAGGCGCAGGACGCGAGCGTTCAAAGGTACGTGGACGGACGCCCAGAAGGCATTGAGGTCGTTCGCTGCGGAAGTGGAGGGGACGGTAGGCCCGGATTGCACCGTGGCGGAGTGGGCCGACTCGTGGCACATGAAGAGGGCTCGTGAGCTGGCGCACAACACCATTCGCGCGGAGCGCATCAGGGTGGCGAGGATTAAGCGGCTCCTAGGGGACGTGCCGCTCTCGGAGCTGTCCCCCGCCATGATCGAGGGGTTCTACGACTCCATGCGCGACGAGGGGCTGTCCGAATCCACCGTGAATCTTGCGGACATGACGTTTCGGACGATGCTCGCGGACGCCGCGAGGGACGGGCTGCTGGCGTCGAACCCCATGGATTCCGTCGCGAAGCCCAGGCGCGGTGAGACGGGCAGGGCCGCGCTGTCCGACGAGGAGATGGACGCACTGGCGGCGAAGCTCGACCCCTCGGACGGCCGCGAGCTGGCCGTGCTGCTGTGCCTGCAATGCGGTCTGCGCAGGGCCGAGGCCGTGGCCTTGGAGTGGAGGGACGTGCGCGACGGCTGCATCCACGTGGAGAGGGCCGACGCGGGTGACGGCACGGAGAAGCGGCCAAAGACGAGGGCGGGCGTGCGCACCGTGCCCATCCCCGCCAAGCTGGCCGACGCCATGGAGGGGCTTCGCGGCGCTCCTGGCGGCAAGGTGTGCCTGACCTGCTACGGGGAGCCGTTCACGGCCGTGTCCTTCGGCATGTGGTGGTGGAAGCACAGGGAGGACTACGGCACGGATGCGTCCCTCCACGACCTGCGCCACTCCTACCTGACCAGGCTCGCGCGGGCTGGCGTCCATCCGTCGGTGATGCAGCGTCTCGCGGGCCACTCCACCATGCGGGTGACGCTCGAGATATACACGCACGTATCCGTGGACATGGAGCGCGACGCGGTTAAGAGGGCGTTCGGGTGATTCCGTGCGGGTTACGTGCGGGTTTCAGTGCGTTTCAGCAGGTCAGATGCTCGTATGAGGAATGCCACCACCAATCGTTTCGAATGGTACGCATTGGTGCAGAATGGTACGCTATGGTAATGTTATCGCAGGTCAAACGCAATAAGTCGGTACAAGTCGGTATTTCTCGGGATTACAGCCGATTGCATTCCGTGCGGGTTTCGTGCGGGTTCGGCTAAATCATAGGTGTCCCATAATCGGGACACTCGTGGACAAAAAAAGCCCTCCCCGAAGGGAGGGCGTTCTGTCACTCGAACTTAATCTGAATCGCCTCCATGCGGAGCGACTTTCCAGTTGTACCCATCGTCTCCCCCTCGGAGCACCAGCCCTGCCAGCCGATGCCCTGGACGTGGGCGCGGTACCTGAGCTTCTTGCCCGTGGCATTTTCAACGCAGCGGATGCGCATGGCCTCCATCCTGCGGGACTGTCCCTCCGTGCCCATCACTGGGTCGTACACGTCCCTCTCCACGCCCGTGTAGGTTTTCCAACCGATGCCCTGGATGTGGACATCCACGGCGAGCACAACGCCCTTCGGAGGGGTCATCTTGACGGCCTCGATACGCTTGGAGTAGCCGACCGTGCCGCTCACCTGCCCGTCGTGGACGGGCGCGAGCCAGCCCGCGTCCTGGACATGGGAGCGGTAGTACATCCCGACGTTGTTCACCGCTTTCCCAGGATGCTGCTTGGGGCCGTCCAGCTTGTCGTTGACCTCGGCCGCCAGCTTGCCCATACGGGTGTGCAAATAGGGACCGGGGCAGAGCGTGGCCGCGTACATGCGGTGCTCGGTCAAGCTGCCGTCGGTTCCGCCCGTATAGGAGAGGCGGAATCCGTAGCGTTTGCAAATGTCAGCGCACAGGTCGACGAGAGAATCCCACGCCTTGCCGGAGACGGGCCACTCCCCGCCCGTGGAGCTGTTGGCAACCTCTATCGTAATCGCGCGGTTATCGTTCCACGCGCTCGCGGACGTCCACGCAGAATTTTGCTCCTCGATATAGCAGCCGATGCGCCCGTCGCTGCCGATGCCGTAGTTCGCCGATGCATACCTCGAAGGGCTTGCGAACACGGCCCCGCATTGCTCCACGGTGAGGTTGCCCGCCATGTGGTGAACGGTGATCTTGCTCACCTTTTGGTTGCGCGGGAAGTAGCCGTTCGGGGACAGGCGCGTGTAATCTGTGAGACTACTTTTCGTCATCATCGTCCTCCTTATTATTGGTCAGCTCCTCCTCCATCTCGGGGGTCAGTTCGAAACCGAGCTCGTCCATTTAATCCTCCTGTCCTTCGATCTCTTTTGCTTTGTTTTGTTTCAAGAGCTGCATAATCGGGTTGTTTGCAAGCGCAGGGTTCATCTTGCAGAAGATTTCAAGCAACGAACCAATCTCCATCAGGCAGATGTAGATGCAGATAGCCGTGAAGCAGGGCGCGGTATAGCCCAAATCCACTCCGCCGATGAGCGTCCCGTCGATGACGACGCCGACCAGGCAGAAGCCCAGCTCGGAGCACTTGTGCCCGATGCCCTCCCGCATCTTGGAGGACGAGAACTCCTTGTGGGCGATAGCGTTGGACACGCCGAAGATCCAGTCCAGCAGGATGAGGAGCAGGACGGCCATGAGGGCCACCTGCGCGGTCTGATTGTCTCGGATGACGCTGATGAATGCGTCAATCCAGATTGGTGATGCTGTTTCCATATGCTTGCCTTTCTATTCTGAGTAAATCACGATGTACTTGTACGTCACGCCAGCCATGAAGCCGTAGGACGTGCTAGCGATGAACACGCGCATGGTCGATTTGTTGAGGAACTTCACAGCTCCAGAGGTCGATGCGGCGGGGGCTGATGAGCTGAACATGTTGGTGTTGGTGCTGCCCGATACGGAGAACGATGTGGCTGAACTTGCCGAGGATTTGTAGCGGGTGTTGATCGTTCCCATGTTCTGATTACCGCTCGTCGTGTATGTCGGGGTCTGATACTCGTAGGTCTTGTGCATCTCCCAGCAGCCGATGGCATAACGTTGGATGGTGTCGTGGAACGTGGTGTTGCCGAACATGCCACCGTCAGGATATATGATCGCAGCTACGGGATAGCCGCTTCCCGTGTATCCGAGGTCAATGTCCATCGCCGCGCCCGTGGTCGTGCCAGTGAACGTGCCCTGCACGACGTTGGTCGCGCCTCCGCCTCCGCCCGACACATTGACCACCGCGCTCGCGTAGTCGGTCACGTCGTACGTCCCGTTCGCGGTGATGGCCTTGTCACCGCTCGCCAGCTCGGAAGCGGTGACGGTGACGGCTGTGCCGCTGACCGTGCCGCCCGTGATGTAGCCCGTCGTGTTGGTGACGGAAGGCGTGACGCTGACCTGGTGGTTCGACACGGTCCCCTTCGTCGCGGTCGGCGTGCCAGCCGTGCCGCTCGGCATCGCGCTTACAATCACATCCGATAAGCCGTCGTATCCTGCATCAGCCGTGATGGTCTGTTGCGCCGTGGTGGGTGTTGCGGTCTTGCTTTGCAGGTTGACAGTGCCGCCGCCCGTTGGGATGCTGGCAATGGCCGTAGCCATCTGCGCGGGCGTGTAGGTGGAGCTGCCGCCCAGCTTGGTTCGGATTGCGTTAGCTATGCCAGTCAGCAATGACTCTGTGATTATCGCCCTGCTCATCAGTAGCTCGTTTCGTCCGCGACGTTGATGGTTTCGCCAGTCCCCCACGTGCCCACGCCGTAGTGGTGGATGTAGAACTGCTTCGCGCTTGTCAGGCTCGCGCCGCGTAAGAGGTAGAAGTCGGGCGCTTTCGATACCGTTGCGATTGATGCACATGCCACCCACGCCATGTCACCGTCGCGGCCCGTGTTGGTCGTGTAGCAATGGTCGAGGGTGTTGAACGCCACGGGCCAAGAAACTCCAGTGACTACGGGGGTGTTGCGATATGTTCCGCCCCATGACGTGTTGATGGTCGTGGTGATGTTCTGCCATACCCAGCATTCCAGCTTCCCGCTGCTCCACTTGCGGTATGAGCCGCTGGATGTGCTGCTTTGCTCGATCACGTAGTCCACGGCTGGGTTGCTCCCGCCGCCGCCCTGGATGGTGATGTTTCCCGAGCCGAGGATGGACTCGTTGTTGATGGTCTTGATGTTGGTGCCGGAAACCAGCGTGTCCTGCTTGGAAGTGAGGGCGTTGGTCACGTAGGCCTTGACCTTCGCCCAGAACTCCGTGAGGGCAGCCGTTCCCGCGAAAGGTGTGCTCATGGCAGCTCCTTACACGCAGATGGCGTCGACTTCGGCGGTGGTCATTGCGACCAGTTCGGACTTCGCCCAGTAGCCGGAGAGATCCACGGCGGTCGTGCCGATCTTTTCAAACGCATTGCTCACCCAGATGTACTCGTCGTACACGTTGGGGGCGGTGCCAGAGTTGGAAACAAGGTAGATAACGCCTGCGCTGCCAGAAGCAGGAAGAGTCTGGACGATCTCGTAGCTGATGCCCTGCACTCCTGCGATGGCATTGCCGATGGCGGTGTCAACGTAGCTCTTGCGGGTGAGGGTATTGCTGTCGTCGGGATCGGCTGCGTACTTGGGAGCGCCGGTGAAAGTGCCGCCTGCGGTAGGCATGGCAGCGTCGGCTTTGTTATAAGCCTGGTACTGGAGGTAGCCGGAACCCGTATGCTCCCACTGCGAGCCGGTATATGTGAACAGGATAGTCTCGTAGGCTCCCCAAGAATTGTAGGTCGTACCGTTACCACCGAGATGCTCCGTAGCGTTGCGAGGGAGGACGATCTGCTTCGCTCCAGTTGAATTGACGTTGAGGGTCGGTGTTGCTGCGCTGTTGCCGTACTGGAATGTCACGGCGACCACCACGCCGGCGGAAAGCGTGAAACCCGTCGTTTCATCTAATGCCGCGACCTTCGCCGCCGTCCCCGCTGTCGTTGAGCACGTGGCGTGCCAGATGGACTTATTACGCTCGGCGTAGTCGAGAGCCATCCCCCACGTCTGCTCATGCGCCTCGAGGTCGTCCACCCTGCCGTCCATGTTCGTATTCCACGTCTGCTGGGAGGTCTTGAACGTCCCGAACTCAGAAGCCGACGCCCTGCTCGTATCCGTGGGATGCACATGGTCTGCTCGGGCGTAGGTGGTACCGGTTCCAACGGCTGCGGTGCCGTCCATGACCGGAGTGGTAGACGAAGGTGAGGGAACGTCTGCGGACGTGATGAAGCCGCTGTCGTTGGTCAGATCGCTCGTGGAATCGGGGATGGTCGGCTTGTTCTTGATGTACGCATCAGAATTCGTGTTGGTCACGTTCCAATCGCTCTGCACGTTGGCCTCGGCCCCGCTCGCGATTCCTGCCAGCTTGTCCTTCTCCGCAGAGGTCATAAGACCTGCCGTGCTGTTGATCGTGTTCGCAAGCGGGATTGTGATGGTGTTGAGCGTCGCTGGCGTGGACTCTCCGTTGTTGAGCTTGATGTCGATTGCGCCCGCCTGCACGTCGATTGCGAGGGCGTGGCCGAAGTAGCCCTTGATTTTGGCCCAGACCTCCGCTAGGCCCGTGTTGTCTAGGTAAGCCATTCTTCCGTCCTTTCTACACTAGGATGGCCTGTATATCTGCGTACGACATGGTGTCCACGACTGGCACGTAGTCGTCCAGAGCGGCGTTGAGCACCGATGTGGTCACGTCTGCGGAAATCACGTTGCCGCTGATGGAGATGCCATCGCCGGCCGTGTAATCGCCCGTTGTCGCATCCATAGCCGCCTTGGTGGAGTAACCAACCACTCGGTAGATGAGGATGCGATTGTCGCCCGACTGGTTGCCGCCGACCGTCCCGTTATACAGGTAGATGTTGGCGTATCGTCCGTTGTAAACGGGGGTGATTTGGTTCCCCGAGATAGACCATACGGACGTGTTGACCTGGATGACCGTGCCCGAGCTGACCACGGGCGCGTACGATTGCGAGAGCACCACGCGTTTGCCGTCTGGGTTGTACACGGTCTGCGACTGGTAGCCTCCGAAGCTGCCGTCCAACTTGCCGTAGAGGATGGTGATGTGGTCGAAGTCAGAGAAGTCGTAATCGCCGATTGTGATGGTCGAATTCGTGCCAGAAGTCGATTCGTACAAGGTCACGCCAACCGCGCCGTAGAGGTCGCGGATGAAATCGTCCATGGTCTTGGAATACGACAGCTCGCCGCCAGTGAATTCGACGTTAGGGGCATCGATGAACGCTTCTGCACGTTTAAAATCATCGCCTGTTCCGTTTGTGTCGGTCTTGACGCCTATCGATGCCCAGCCATCGAGTGCATTCATCACTTCAATAGCGGTGTATGCGTCGTATCCAACGCCAGAAGTTGTCGGGTCGTGGTTCGGGTCTGCCGTGACTGTGGCATAGTTCCCGTTACCTACCTCGACGGAATGACCTTCTATCGTAAGACCGCGAGATATTGCCCAAAGAACGCTGCCTTCGTTAGAGTACATGGACGAATACGGCATATAAAGACGGCCTTCGCTGGTGCCGATTTTGACCGCCGATTCAGTGAAATAGGCTATCTCGGTGCCGTCAGCCGTATACAAGTGGACGCCGTCAGCATCGAACGACGCGAGCACGTCCGTCCCCTCGCGAATGTCCAGCGAGTCGGAATCGACCAGCACGTTGGGGCCAGAGGTCGCATCTCCCTCTACCGTGGAGACGTGAGCGCCCTGCGCATCGTGCCAGAAGTAGTTCGTCACGCTGTCGACCTTGTCGCCCAGCACGTCTCCCCATCCAGCCGTCACGGCGTCGACGGGGGAGTTGCCGGATACTGTGACCAGCACGTCGTCGCCGGCTGTGATATGCGCGCCTGTGGGCACGTCCACGGCGGCGTCCACGCCCATGGCGTCCGCGTCGAGAACTACAGAAACATTTCCGTTCTCGGAATCCGACGCGGCGCGGCCCGTCACCACGGTCACCAGGTCGGAGCCGTTGGTGCCAGCCGCCACCACGTCGCGCGGGCGCGGGTAGAGCATGCGGGCCAGCTCGTTGTCGCTTACGGTCATCTCCATCCTCCCCTCATGTTGAGCGTCCACGTCCAGGAGCCGAGGTCGAGCGAGGCGCTGGACACCTGCCAGCGGCGCGTCTCGCCGTCGTGGGTGAGCTGCTCGACCATGCCCTCGCGGAGCGGCCTGTACATCATCTGGTGGGCGCATCCGCGCTCGGGCACGAGGCCCTGGGACAGCAGCTGGCTGGCCAGCGACTGCGCCGCCTCGCGCGTGAAGGGCGACAGGTCGTCCATACGGTAGAACGCGTCGACGCAGTAGCCTCGCACGCTGTGGCGCGACGGGCTGCCCGCGGGCGCTATTGCCGTGGCCGTGATGGCGCGGTCGCCGTCCTCGGCGCGCACTATCACGCGCTCGGGCGTGACGAGCGAGCCGTCGGAGTACGACACGTCGCCCAGGACGGTGCCGCGCGGGTCGGACGTGTCGCACGACCAGTCGGGCATGCGCGTCGACGGGGGAGAGTAGCGCCCTATCACCACCACGCCGTCCTCGTCCACGTCTATGCGGTCGCCCGCGGCGTCGCACAGCGAGAACAGGATGGACAGGTAGGGCGTGCCGGCGTCGAACACGACCGCCGAGCCGTAGAGGTGGTCGGTCGCGTCGGGCGCGAAGCGATGCGGCCGTTGGGCGCTGTTGAGCACCGCGGCCATGGCGGACTTCGCCTTCGAGCTCTTCGACAGGCTCATGCCGCCCGACGCCACGTTCGTCTCCAGGCCGTGCAGGGTGGACGAGAGCGTGTAGCTGCGCTGCTCGCCGTTCACGTCCACGTTGGTCACGTAGCCCGTGAAGAGCGTCTCGCGCAGCAGCTCGCCCGTCCAGTCGGACACGGTGTGGACGTAGCGCAGCGCGGACGTGCCGTCCCAGCCGCCGCCCATGGCGGTCAGGCGCGAGCCCATCCGCGTGTCGCCGTAGTAGTCCAGGTCGAGCGTGCCGCCCGTCACGTCGGGCAGCTCGCCCCGCACGTCCGCGAGGTTGTACGGGTCGACCTGCAGGACGGTCAGTGAGTGCGTCAGGTCGCCGCGCGACCAGTCGACGGTCTCAGCCATGCGTCACCATATCTCCTCGTTGAAGCCGAACGACACCTTACGGAAGCCTCCGTGCGTGCGGTTGACGGACGCGCTCTTGCAGAACGCCTGCGCCCAGAATCCCCTCGGGTCTCGGAAGTAGACGTGGCCCGCGTGGGCCGCCCAGTCGGCCAGCTCGGTGCCGTCCTCCAGGCCGTCGCCGTAGAGCATGCCGTCGAGCGTCCACTGCGCAGCCGTGTCGGACCGCGGCGACACTATCGGGCGCTCGCGCCCCTCGGCGGCCGCGGTGGTGTAATCGCGCGAGTAGGACGCGCTGAACGTCGGCGGGTCGCCCGATCCGACGCTCACGCACAGGTCGCGCGAGAGGTCCTGGGACGTGATGTGGTAGCCGTCGGCTGGTATAGCCGCGAACTCCTGGGACGCGCAGCTCCACGTGGAGCCGCCGTCGTGCGCCGCGAACACGCGCCAGGGCACGCCCAGGGGTGCGGGGACGCGCCATGACTGCCCCTGGCCGAGCGGCACGAAGCGGTCGCCGTGCCCGCGCGGCACGAGCAGCCACGCCTCGCAGCCCGCCAGGCTGGCCGTGACGGTCGCTATGGAGCCGTCCACGGTCGCCGAGAGCGCCAGCGTCTCGCCGTAGCCGCCGCCGTAGGAGACCGCGACCGCGCCGGACCATGAGACGGCCAGGCCGTCGGCTGTAGTCGCGGACAGCGCCACGTCCACGCTCTCCCCGTCGCCGGGCACGTGGTCCAGCTGAGGCATCGGCACGGTGAGCGAGCCGTTGGCGGCCCACTCGCCCGTGACGGTGCCGAACAGGGGGGAGGAGATGGCGACCGAGCCGCCGCCGCGCGTCGCGTCGCTCGCCCACGCCGCCACGAGCCCCGCGGGGCTGAAGGTCAGCGAGGCGGACGAGACCGACACGGGGCGGACGGTGGAACGCTCCCACGTGTACTCGCCGCCGTGGGCGGTGGCCTGGGCGCCTGTGCCCCATGAGCCGGTCCACGCGCGGGCGGTGAACTGCACGTCGGTGCGGTCGTAGGTCGACGAGTTGTCGATTGAGACGCCCTGAGACGCCCAGAGAAGCCCGTCTATGGCGGTAGGGGTGCAGTTGCTCGCCCCAGGCTGCCCGAAGCCGTCATAGCCCGTCCCAGAGCCTGAGATGGACCGCCAGTCCGACCAGTCGGACAGCGCGGTGCCCGCCGCAGCGCGCGTGCGGGTGCGGTAGCGCACCTGGTAGAGCGCGGCGTCGCAGGCCCAGGCGGGGTAGAGCGTGCCGCTCGAGACGGCCGCCGCTTCGCCCAGCGGGACGCCCGCGGCCGTGCCGCATGCGCCGTTGGACGGGGTTGGGAGGACGGCCTGGTCGTTGCCGGTGCCGCCGATCGCGTTCCATTCGGTGGGGAAAAGCGCGAAGGTTTGGCTCGGGTGGCCAACCACCCGCTTCCATATCTGGATATTTGAGCGCACATACGACCCGTCGCCCTGCACGTCCATGCAGCGCGCGGTCGAAGTCGTGCCGCCGAACGCGACCAGCTGGTAGCACTCGTAGCTCGTGCCGTTGATGGCCTGCGTGCCGGCTGCGATCGCCTGCCACTGCTGTGCCACGGTCTGGTTGGCCGTGTACATGGAGACGTTCGCGCCGTCCTCGTCGTTGGACGTGCCGCCGAACACCTCGCAGGCTTTTCCCGTCTCGGCGTCCACCAGGTACCAGACGCCCGACGTGCCGCTTGCCACGAACTGCCACTTCTGGGCGTTGCTGCCGTTGCGCGAGTAGAGCCGCACGTTGGCCTTGTTGGCCACCGCGTTGCCCTGCACCTCGCAGGCGAGCGTCACGTCCTCGACGGGCAGGAGCTCGTAGGTCGTCCCTGCAGATATAGACATTAGATCACCGCCAGCCTATTGAGTTCCAGCAGGTAGTTGCGCGTCGCGTTGCGCATGGACTCGTCGTCGTTGACGCGCGCGCCGTCGATGTAGACGTTGACCGTCTTGGCTGCCGCCGCGCCGTAGCCCATGCCGTTGGTCAGGCTGTAGCCGAATTGCGCGGCGTCGCTGACCTGCTGGGACGCGTAGTCCATCGATTTGACGGCGTCGTTGGCGCCTTCCGCGATGCCCTCCGACAGGCCAGCCATCATGTAGCCGCCCATCTCGGCCATCAGCTTGGACGGCGACGCGATGCCGAAGAACGACTTGAGCGCGCCCAGGGCGTTCTCGCAGACGCTGTTGACCGCGTTCGTGACCCAGTCCACTGCGCCGCTGATGCCGTTGCACAGGCCCTCGATTATCTGCTGGCCCACGCCGACGAGCCACGTTCCCGCATCCGACGCGAGCGATGCCAGCTCGTCGGGGATCTGCCCGAACGCCTCCAGGACGCTCGACACGCCCTCGGTGAAGCTGGACACCGTGTCGTCCCAGAAGCCCGTGACTGCGTCGATCACGTCGCCGAACGCCCAGTCGACGAGCGAAGCGATGGACGTCATGGCTCCGTCGAAGTCGTTGTTCATGAGCGCTGACACCGTGTCGATGATGCCCAGCGCGATGGTCATGGCGCTCTCGATGATGGCCTGGATGCGGGGCCACACGGTCTCGACGATGTTGCCGATGGCCGTCATGGTTCCCGTCCACAGCGCCTGTATCTGCGGCATGTGCTGCGCCACCATCTCGCCCAAGCGCTGGGCGAAGGGCAGAACGTTGGCCTGCATCCATTCGACGGCCTGCTGCACGTAGGGCATGGTGATGTCGATCGCGCCCGATATCATGTCGGCCACTGGGCCGATGTTGTTCACGAAGGCGTCGCCGAGCGCCACGATCGCGCCCGTGATGCGCCCGTCTCCGTTGATGGCGTCGTATATCTGGCTCATGCCGTCGGCCATTGACGCCTCGAAGTTGCCCATGGCGCCCTCGAACGTCTCGGTGGACGTCGCGGCCTCGTAGGCCAGGTCGGTCAGGCCGAGGTTCTTGACGGCCTGGTTGAACTCCTCGGCGCTGATCTCGCCTGCGGCCATCGCGTCCTTGAAGTCCTCGATGCCGCCCTCGTACGCGCCCATCGCGAGCAGCTCCTGTTTGAGCGCGCCCGACGCGCCTGGCAGGGCGTTCACGATCTGGTTCCAGTCCTGGCTCATGAGCTTGCCTGCGCCGTTGACCTGCACGATGGCGTTGGCCAGGTAGCCGAACGATTCGGAGTTGCCGCCCGCCACGGCGTTCAGGTTGCCCATGGCCATGACCAGCTGGTCGTAGTCGTCCACGCCGTTGCTGGCCAGCTTGGCCGTCGTGTTGAGCACCTCGTCGAGGTCGTAGACGGTCTGGTCGGCGTACTCCTTCATGGAATCGCGCAGCTCGTCGATCTCGTCGGCGGCGACGCCAGCGAACTCCATGGTGGTCTCGAACTTGCGCATGCCGTCGCTCAGGTCGATGCCCGCGGCCCACGCCTGCGAGAACGCGTTGGCGGCGTTCATGGCCAGGCTCGACATCACGTTGCCGAGCGCCACGGCCGCAGGGCCCTGGAACGCGGACGAGAAGCTGTGCGCGGCCTTTCCGCCCGCGTCGGCCAGCTCCTTGGTGAGCCCGGATGCCACGCCCTGGAACTTGGGATAAATAGACGCGTACGCGGCCGCTACCTCGTCAGCCATCATCGCCCCCTCTCATGCCTAGCACCGCGTCCACGTAGGCGCGGTCGGTCTTTCGGATGCGCTCCGCGATCTCCGCCCGCCTCGCGGGCGTCTGCGGAGGCTTCGGGGCGTTGCGCCCCTTCTGCCCGTCGGCGCTGTTCTGCCATGCCAGGACGCGCAGGTCGTACTCGATGGCGGCCAGAAGGTACTGGTCGAGCGTCCACTCGAGCGACGGGTTCAGCGCGCGCATGCAGCGCGACTCGGCGGGCAGCTGGGCGGCCAGCGACGCCACGTAATCGTCGGGGTACTGACCGAACATGGCGTCGAAGCACCGCCCGTAGTACTGCTCGAAGTCCGCTCGCAGCTCGTCGGGGTGCTCCCTGGCGAGCTTGGCGAGCGTCAGGAGTTTTTTGCCGAGCGCCCCACCGCTTCGATGGCGGCGGACAGCAGGTGCCCCATCTCGTCCATCGAATCGCCCAGACGGTCCGCGTACTCGCGGTCCTTGCCGTCGGGGAACAGCGCCTGGAAGCAGCGCAGCGACGCGCGGGCGTCGTGGTCGGCGTCCAGGACGTCGCACATGAACGAATAGCGGCGCACGGCGCTCTCGTCGCACTCGTACGCCTCGTCGCGGTAGGTGAACTGCAGCATTTATCCTCCTATGCCACGGCGTCGATGTAGTCGATCACGCTGTGGCCGTTGCTGTCGACGTTGCAGGTGATGGTGATCTCGCGCCCGGCGGACTCGCCAGCGGCGAGGCTCAGGTCGCCCACCTCGGTGACCTGCCCGGCGGGGATGATCTGGCGCCAGCGGCGGTTGCCGCGCAGCACCAGCTCGAGCACGTATACGCGGGTGTCCGCGTCGTGCGCGCCGTGGTTGACGGTGATCACGTCGTTGGCCTCGGTGACCATGTCCTGGCCGTAGATCTCCTTGAGGGCTGGCGTGTTGACTTCCATGAGCGTCAGCGTCACGGTCTCGGTGCGCGTGCTGCTCATGGTGAACACGGGGTCGCCGTTCATGTCGGTCATGGCCTCGGAATCGGTCTCGATGGTCTCGCTGACGCCGTCGGAGCTGATGAAGCCCAGGCAGACGAACGCCGAGGCCAGGGCCGTGGAGTTGTCTGTGGGCAGCGCCGTGCCGGACGGCGCGGAGAAGAAGTAGCCGCCCGCCACGCCTTTGGTGGTGCTGGCGGCTGCAGGG